TTCAGAAGAAAACAACGAGATGGATTCAATCCTTTCAAAGATTGATGAAGTTGATGTTAAAATTGAAAGAGCTGAAAAAATAGAAACAAACTTAAGAAACGCTGCAAAAGTTTCTGGAGTTGCTGTTTCAAAGAAAGTTGATAAAGACCTTGAAAAATTCACTTTTCAATCAGCTGTTAGAGCCGCTTACAGTGGTAAACTAGAAGGCGTTATCAAGGAAGCTCATGAGGAAGCAATCAATGAGTGTCGTTATACTGGTGGCACTGTTAAAGGAGTTGGAATACCATCAAGCATTTTAACTAGAGCTAATGTTGACACTGCGGATGTAAACTCTTCACAAACTATGAGTTTCACTGACCAGTTAGAAGCGAATCTTGTTTTAACTTCTGCGGGAGCTAATTTTTATGGAGGTATAAACAACATGAAGTTTCCTGTGTTCTCTGGGATAACTTCAACTTTCGTTTCTGAGGATGGTTCATCTGGTACAGTTTCAACAAATGGAACAACTTCAGCTGTAACATTATCTCCAAAGAAGTTAATCTCTATTGTTAACATGAGTCAAGAATCAATGGTTCAAAGCACAGGTTTGGAAGCGGCTCTACAAAGAAACATGGCCGCTAATATTGCTGCAACAATGGAATCAGCTTTCTTAGCGAATGACGATGTAACAAACGCTCCAGCTTCTTTATTTAAAGATGCAACAGCTTCTGGAACTTCTGCTATTGACGCTGCTGGTGTTCAAAAACTAGAAACAGATTTATTAGCTGCTGATGTTGCTTTGGAGGGGGCAAGAATTGCTTACATCTTGAATCCAGCTGCTTATGCAACTGTTAAAGGATTAGCACAAGTTTCAAATGTTTCTGCTTTATATGATAACGCTGATAAAAGATTGAATGGATATTTCTCATTCATAACATCTAATTTGAACTCGGGTGGAACAGCTTCAAAAGATGCTGTTTTATTTGGAGATTTCTCTAAGGTGCATGTTGCACAGTTTGGAGGTTTAGATATACTATTTGACCCATTCACAAACTCAGCAACTGGAGTTCCAAGAATGGTGATTACGAGTTTAGTTGATGCTGCTGCTGTTCAAGCTTCAACTTTCCAAAAATCATTAGAAGCATAGTAATTTGGTTTATTAATTAAAAAGGGCTGGTTGTTTTCAGCCAGCTCTTTTTTTATTTATTTAATATGAAAAGGAGTTTAAAAGTTATAACTGCGGGAGCTGCGGTTTTGAATCTTACAGAAGTCAAACTGCATTTGAAAATTGATTCAAGTGCCGATGATGATTTAATTACAAATTTGATTTCAGCTGCAACAGAATCTTGTCAAGAATATACTAATAGATATTTCACAACAACAGTTGTTGAACAATATTCGGACACTTTTGCTGGAGTTAAACAATTATATAAATCTCCAGTTATTTCAATAACTCATATTAAATATTATGATTCAAATAATAGTTTGCAAACTTGGGATGTTGCTAATTATATTGTTGACAATGTTTCACAGCCAGCAAGGATTGGATTGGAAGTTCAAAAAGCTTATCCAGAAATTGCTGATAGAATGAACGCTGTTATTGTTAAGTATTCAGTAGGATATGGAGAAGCTACTGACGTTCCACAAGCTATTAAAAGTGCAATCCTTTTGACAATAGGAAATCTTTATGAAAACAGACAATCTGTAATAACAGGCAGAACTGCAACTGAACTTCCTTTGTCAAGTCAATATTTGTTAAATCAATTTAAGGTTCAAGTATGTTAAGCATCGGACAATTAGATAGGAGAATTGAAGTGAAAAATTTTACAAGTGTTAAGAATGATTTTGGTGGAACTACTAAAACTTATGCAACTCTTTACACTTTATGGGCAAAAAAAGATTATAAGAAATCAGATAGAAAAGAAGATTCCGAGCAAATCGTTCAAAATACTGAGGTTTGTTTTTATGTGAGAAATATGAGTGATGTAAGAATTTTAGGAACTTATCATATTTTTGATATTGATGAAAATGAAACTTACATAATTCATGGAATTAAAGAAATAGATGGTAGAGATAGATTCTTGGAAATAGAAACAACAATAAAAGATAATCAATGATAGCTGGAGTTAAGTCAAGTCAACAAATAGATAAGTTAACATTTGAATTGCAAGGCATTCCAAAAGTCATTCAAATGTTCAAACAGATTGAAAAATGGAAAGATTCAAAGGCTGCCGATGCCGCTTGGGTTCGATTATGGAAAAAGACAATGAAACCTTTGCAAGAGGCTGCAAAAAGAAACGCTCCTGAAGCAGACAAAGACATTCCTTATCCCCCAAATAAAAGCTTAACAATCAAAAGAGGAACTCTTAAAAACTCAATTGAGTGGTTCAGGACTAAAGCTTCAAGAGATGTTAATGGAGGATATATCGGGCCAGTAGTCAAAGGAAAATTTGGTAAAAACAAAGGAGGATATTATGGAGCTTGGATTGAGTATGGCGACCAAGTTGAACACTTTGGAAAATATACATCTGAGGGAAAAACCTTTATGAAAGACGCTTTTAAAGCAAAAGGGAGTTCTGTTATTCGTTCAATATATCCTTTAGCTGAAAAAATGTACAAAAGAGCGGCTCGAAAATTTGCAAAACAAAACGCTTGATTATGAATGTAGGAAGAGCAATATATAAAATTTTATCTGATAACACGGCTGTTGCTGGTCTTGTTGGAACTAGGATTGCTCCGAGTGTTATGGAACAAAGTTCTCAATTTCCTTTTATAATATATGATATTGCAAATGATTCTCCAGATACTCAAAAGAGCACAACAGCACAACTCAATTCATATACGATTTTAGTATCGGCTTATTGTCAAACTTATACTGAAGCCAGTTTTCTTGGTAACTACATAAGAACGGCTTTGGATAGGCGTTCAGGAAATTTTAATGGAGTGGAAATCCAGTCAATAGATTTTGAAGGCGTTGATGATGTTTTTGATGATATGAGCGGCAAAGATGGAATATTTAGAAAGAGTTTAGATTTTAAAGTGAGAGTTACAAATTCAATCAACAATATATATTCGACAAAGTTTGATGGCGTTGATGAATCAGTAACTTTGCCAGTTACTGGAATGGATTCAATTAAAACATCTGGAAGTTATTCTGTTTGGTTCAAAATGGATGCTGTTACAAGTGGAAGAGAATTTATTATTTTCAAAGTTGATGACAATAATAGTATTCGTATTTTTTACAATTACAGTGCAACTGAAATTAGAGCAACTTACAAAGCTGGCGGAACGGCTAATGTTGCGGCTAAAACTTTTATTTCTGGGGATGGTAATTGGCATCATGTGGCTGCAACTTGGAACTCAACTGGAAACATAAAAATTTACTTTGATGGAGCTTTGGTTCAAACAACTGCAATAAGTGGAACTTTTACAGGAAGTATTGATTCGGCTGCAATAGGAACCAATTTGAATGGAGGTAATTTTTGGAAAGGTAATATTGATGAAGTTTCAGTTTTTAACGCTGAATTAAGTGCTTCACAAATTACAAGTTTATATAATGGAGGCTATCCAGAAGCTGTTGCTGGAATATCAAATATAAAAGTTCATTATAAAATGGGAGATGGAGATAATCAAGGAAATCCGATTGCAAC